TAACTGTATTTACCTGTTCTGATGCAAATATAACTGTAAACATCTTAACGGGTAATTACCAAACAGCCATTACGGGTTTATTGTCTCCATCCATGCAATTATACAGAAATGATGGAACTGCTGAGTATTTTGCAGGTGCAAATTTCTTGAAGTTTAAGCAATATTATTCTGCAAATGGTGGTGATTCTGTTGATCAAACATTAACAAGTAATGGCATAATACGAGAATCGAGATTTAATGCGACTGATAATCCGATTTTATTTAATTACTATTTGACATATGATAATTATCTTCAAGCGAAGATGGTTAAGAAGTCATATTCTAAAGGAATTATAATCGATAAAAATGGACAAAGTAATACCAAAAAACTTGCAGCTGTAACATATACAGACCATGATGGCGTTGTTTCTCCTGCATATCCAGCTGCGGACTATTGTAATTTATTTGAAAGAGCTGGTACTAAGCATTTAGGCGGGTCATGGTGGCTTCCGAGCGTTTGGGAAATGGAACAAATTATAAGTAAAATAACAAACGGAATAGCAGGAGTTGAACAAGATATTATTACAAAAGGTTTTATCGAAGCCGGACTTACACCACTAACTGTAAACTCACGTTATTGGTTATCATGCGAGTATGGCTTCGCCCGGTGTGCTTGGATTTCCAATGACAGCAGCGGTAGTTTCAATGGCAGCATCAATAAGTATATCTCGGATAGTTGTCGTGTTGTGTCAGCTCTTCTACTTGAACCTTAAAACTTAAAAGGAGGATAAATTATGTATCAAGAGGAAATAAACAAGAAGTATCAAAAGATACACGAATATAGGTCTCTATTGAATAGAACTGATTATGTAGACCATCGACAAGATGATGAGCCGAATAAGCCGATGTCCGAAGAAATAAAAGCGTCGAGAATAAATGCAAGGGAGCAGATTAATACACTTGAATCAGAAATTGCAGATTTGGAATTACTCGAGCAAGAATATTTAAAAACAATTGACGGGATAGAATTATAATGAAAAGGTACTTTATATCGGGGTATAATTACATTCAGGATATAGTCCTTGAGGCAGGTACATATACTTTTTGGGCATATATAAAAAGCAACTTCGGAAATACTTTCACATTTGCACTTGCAAATGAGGAAGGTGAATGGGAAGTGTTCGATGTTGATGTACAACAAGGACAATGGACAAAAGCATACGAAGTATTCACCATAAAAGAAAGAAAAATTAAGTTAAGCCTGATATATAGATATTTTGACTCGGAACATCCTGTTTACGTTTTAAAGCCACAATTGATCAAAGGAAATATCCCGTCAGATGCAGGATCAAGTCCTTTTGATATTGATAAGGTTACAGACGACCTGCACGATGCAATAGGAGGAATAGAAGACTTTACAAATGAAGAGTTTGCCGACAGGGTTTTAAGTTCTGGCGAAAGAGTTTCGTTGAGGAGAGATTTGGAGGCCGTAGAAGTTATCTTTCAAAGTTTGAAGGGCAGCTATGAAAAATTACTTATTAATCCGTTTGTAAATGTACTTGTCCTGGCCGATTTAACCGCAAAATACAACGCTGTTTCATCCGCCAAAGATCAGTTATTTACAACGATTAATACAATTATAGATGGCAATAATATCGTTACTCCAGAAGAAATAGTAGTACTCGAAGAAGAGTTAAAGAACAACATTGAAGAAATTGTAGAACTTTAAAGCAATAAACAAGATGAAAGGTATAGACAAAATTTATCATTTAGTAGCAGGTTTTTGATTGCCTTAATATTTGGCTTAATAAACCATGTGATAGATTTTAAAGAATAAAAAGTATTATGTTTTTAATTTTATTTAACTAAAAATATTTGGATAATTCATTTATTAAATATACCTTTGTATTATTAATTTTTAGAAAACATGTAAAAATAAAACTTTATGACAAGAGATCAAGCATATGCTTTGTATACAGTGTTATTAGAAGCACAATCTAATAAACTAGAAAAGGAGATACTTAAAAAGTATGTATTACTTAAACTAGATCTACATAAGATTAAAGTAGAGGTAGATGAGGCAAGGGAGAGGATTTCAGAGGATACTAAAACAGAAGATGAGCAAGCTTGGAACAAGCGATTCATGGAAGTCTTTCAAGAATGGTTAGGAGAACCCGCTAACGTGAAAGCAGATATCTTTAGTATTGAAGAATTAGTAGAGTTTATTCAAGCTAATAAATTTAATGGTGGTCAAGAAGATTTTGTAATGCGACATCTTCTCAAGAAAGATGATAATACAGAATAGGTTGTTGAATAAAAATAGTCATAATTAAGGTTTTAATAATTGGTTGGTTGGTAGGATAGTTTAATTGGTAGAACTCTGGATTTGTACCCCAGGAGTCTTGGTTCGATCCCAAGTCTTACCTCATTGAGGGTTAGCTTAGTTGGTGGAGCATCTGACTGATATTCAGAAGGTCATTGGTTCAAGTCCAATACCCTCAACTGTGTCTGTAGCTTAATGGTAGAGCTTTGGATTGTGGCTCCAAATTGTGTAGGTTCAAGTCCCACCCACAGTACTATCTTGGAGTACCTGAGTGGTCTAAGGGCACAGACTGCAAATCTGATGATTCGTGGGTTCAAATCCCACCTCCAAGTCTTATAAGCTCCTATAGCTGAATTGGTCAAAGCAATAGTCTCTTAAACTATGGATTCAAGGTTCGAGTCCTATTGGGGGAACTAAAATGGGTACATAACAGCAGCAGACTGTAAATCTGCCCTCCTTTAACAAATTGCTGTATTGGACTTTGGAGTAGGGGAGTTCGAGTCTCTCTGTGCCCACTTAAATAGAAATCATTGTCCTTGACTTATGGAAGGTGATGCAGGTAGAGATGCAAATAAGTCAATATGGGTGCTGGGCAGGTCTGGTGACATTGCGGAGGACTGAAAATCCTTAGAACAAAGTTCGATTCTTTGAGTACCCACATAATGCTCCTGTGGTGGAACTGGCATACACAAGGGACTTAAAATCCCTCGCCCTTTAGGGATTGAGGGTTCAAATCCCTCTTGAGCTACAATGGCTTCTTCTTTCAATGGTTAGGAAACTGGCTTTGTAACCCAGTAATGTCAGTTCGATTCTGACAGAAGCCTCAACAAGTTAGTAAAAGCTGTATTCCATTCAGTGAGAGGCTAACACTCCTTAGTCCAATGGAAACCCCAAAGTGAGCTGACACTATAACAAGCTGTATATGGGTGGAATGTGAAGGAGGGTGCAAGTTAAGGTGAACCTTGCAATGCCAAAGTACCAAATGCAAATCTTTGGCTTTATGTAGGTATGGTGTTAGTGGTTAGCATATGACATTGCCAATGTCAAGGGGCTGGTTCAAATCCAGTTATCTACTCAAATGCAGGTATAGTATAAAGGTCAGTATGTGACACTTCCAATGTCAATGTGACAGTTCGAGTCTGTCTATCTGCACTCATATGTGGGGTAGTGTAAGGGTAACATTTGAGGCTCATAACCTCAAGACAGTAATTGCTTGTGAAGGTTCGAGTCCTTACTTGCCCACTTATATTCTGATGTATTTCAATGGTAGAAAGCTGCTCTCATAAGGCAGTAGTTGATAGTTCGAGTCTATCCATCAGAACTGTGTCTATAGCTTAAATGGTTAGAGCGTGGGATTGTGGTTCCCAATGTATGAGTTCGATTCTCATTAGACACCTAGTATTAATTTAATAATAAAATTTTATAGGAGAATTAATATCCTCAAAATTGCGGATTGGAGAAGTGGTATCTCACCAGGCTCATAACCTGGAGATCACAGGTTCGAATCCTGTATCCGCAACACAAGGTGTTATACTGGAAACAATGTTTTCATATATTATGTATGATACATGGTATTGAACACCTTGAACATGCGTCCATAGTGTAATTGGTAACACACCTGACTTCAACTCAGGACAATGGGGGTTCGAATCCTTCTGGGCGTGCTTATAAGACCTCATAGCTCAGTTGATTAGAGCACCAGATTTTTAATTTGGGAGTCCTTGGTTTGAATCCAAGTGGGGTCACTTTAAATTGAAATTAAATAATTAATACACGCTTAGGGGATTTAGCTCAATGGTAGAGCACTACGCTGTTAACGTATAGGCTATTGGTTCAAGTCCAGTAATCCCCGCAACTATATAAAATTGGAGCTTGTGGTGTAATGGTAGCATATCTGACTGTCGATCAGAAGGCTGGAGTTCAAATCTCCCAGGTTCCGCAATTATTTACTTTAAAAATTGGGAGAATATATGGAAGACAACGTTATTTACAGGGTTAATGTTAAAAAGATGACCCTTGAAAACTATATCAAACTATACAATGAAGTTTTCTACCCTAAGAATTATCCCTATCATCTTAGAGTAGGGCTAAGAGGAGAACCTAATAGGGTTAGTATGATTCTTCAAATAGGAGAACCTATAGAAACATCTGATGAGTTTGATATTGATGAACCTACACTTTATAAATTTCACGATGTTTTAACAGTGTATGGGGATACTGATGAAGAGGTTATAAATGCTTTTAATAGGATTGAATTATCTGATAATGTCAAAGAAGCATTTCAAAAAATATGGGATAAATAATATGAAAGATTTTAGTAAAGAAGCTAAGAAAATAGCAGCAGATTATTGACATACAAATGATTTATCTCCATATCTACCCAATAAAGATAAAGAAGAATATAATAGAGAACCAGTATATTGGTGTGCTACATGTAAATCATTAATGATAATCAATTTTGAATCTGAGTTAGATACTGAAATAGAATGTTATTGTGGTAAATGTGGCAGTACTGAAATAGTTAAAGGTTCTATACAAGAATGGGAGAATTTAATTAATAAACAAAATAATTAATATGGAAGATAATAAATCAAAAGTAGTGGAAATGAATCCAAAAGCCTCTGGTGAGGAGGTAAAACAAGATAATAAATTATCTTATGAAGAATTAGTAAATGTAGCTAATCAGTTACAAATACAGAATCGTCAAATGCAACAGCGGTTGTATCAATTGATGGAAGAACATTCTGTTATTAGAATGAGCTTCTTATTTGAAATTGTTAAGAATTCTAACATGTTTCAAAAAGATACTGTAGAGGAAGCTATTAAAGAGATTGAGGAAAGTCTATTCTCCTCTTATAAGGAACCTGAGGACAAAATTTTAGAATAATATGAGAGGGAAACGATGAATAAATCAGTTACTAAAATACCATGCAACCTAACATCTTTTTTTATGTATTGGTTAATGTTTACATCTCCTATGCATAAGATGTCTACTAAGGATATGGAAATATTATCTTATATACTAAAGAAAAGATATGAACTGAGCAAAATTATCGTGGATGATTCTAAGATAGATACTTTTCTTTTCTCCAGTGAAATAAGAGATGAAATTGTTGAAGAGCATGGTATTACAAAAAACTCTTTACAAGTGGCTTTAAGTCATTTTAGAAAAATAGGTGTTTTATTAGAAAATGATCAATTAAATAAAAGGTTTATTCCCAACCTATCTCCAGGAGCAAATAGGTTTGATTTAATGATTTTATTTGATATACAAGATGTTAAAGAAAAGAGTTAAAGACATAGTTATAAAAGCTGCTAAGGAATTAAATCTTCCTGTAGATAAGGCTTTAGAAGCGTATAAAAGCTATTGGTTATTTGTTAAGGAGAAGATTGAGAACATGCCTTTAGAAGGTGTTACAGAGGAAGATTTTAATAATATCAGATCTTCTATCAATGTTATAGGATTGGGAAAATTCTCTACCTCGTATAAACGTATCCAAAATATAAATAAAAAGAAAGAAATTACTAATGAAAGAATTAAAAATAAAAAAAGGAATTCCACTACTTAATTATGTTATATTAACAGCAGATAGGTATACTATTGACGAACTAGCAGATATGTATGGTGGCATTGTACCAGCAGGTATGACAGATCAACTTAAACCTCACCAAAAGATTATTAGCATATCTCCTAGAAGTAGCATGGCTAATATTTTAGAGCCAGATATGTTAGTACTTATTAACATTGATAGGTATGGGAGATCAATGCAAAAGAAAAACTCCATCAAATCATCTATGGATGAACACTATGATAATCATGTTGTTTATGATGTTCCTGTAATAGAGTTAGATGGTAAGGAGTGTTTAAAACTGGGAGATAATGATATTGAATTCATTATCGAAGAGTACGAGTTTGTAAATAGTAAAAAAACTTCTAAAATAGAAGTCCCAGATCAAAAAATACTGGTGAATAAAAATCCAAATATTTTACTTAATTAATAATGTATAGTCCTGCTACTGCTAAAGGTGGTAGGACTTTTTTATTATATATAGATATGCACTTAATAAAATGAGAAAACAATAAGATTGTAATAGCCCCAGAAGCTTATGCTATAAAGGCTTTCAGAGATATATGGGATTCTGATAAATCTGATACTAAAGAGAGAGCTATATTACTACTAGGAACATTATATTTCATGTATCATCCTGGTAGTGATTTTAACTTTGAAATAGATGAAGAGACTAGGTTAGAGAATGTGAAAGAACAAACTGGGTTACCCCCTGATTGGGAGCCAGACACACTCTTTAAGAATGCAATTCCTGTATATAAATATCTAACTAATACTACCTCTTCAATTACTCTTAACGAAAATAAAAGGCTTTTAGCAAGGATTAGTCAATACTTAGATGAGGTCGAAATTAATGATAAGAATCTTGCTGCACTTACCAAATCAATTAGTGAAAGAACGGCTTTATCTTTAGAGATTAATAAAGCCGAGAGGGAGATTTATAAAGACGTGGAAGAACATTCTGCAAAAATGAGAGGTAAAGGAACCAAGACAATTGGGGATGACGGTTTAGCACATTTATTTAATACGGAATAGTATGGTTAATTTTAATAATATTATAGAATCCTATAATACTTACAGGGGAACTAATTATGTGGCTGTAAAGACTTCTAAACCTACCAGTAACCCCTTTGCAAAAGGGCAATTAGAGTATAAAATAAAGATAATAGATTCTATTACAGGTGATGAAGTATGTACTGCTTCCCAATTTATGTACACCTCTGAAAATATACCACAAGATGTTTGGTGGCCATTATATAAAGAAGTATTAAAATTTTTATTTACAAATGAAGGAATTTAATGAATTTCAAACCCCATTAACTGAATCTTTAATAGAATCCTTACCCAAGGAAGTAGTTGATGAGTTTTGAGAATATGTTAATACCGTACCTTTTATACAAAGACTTATATCTCCTGACAGGAAAAGAGCCAAGGATTTACCAAGAGATGAGGAAGGTAAGATTATAGTAGATCTCTCTAATCCTCATATTCTTGAAGATATGGATTACTTTAGAGAGACTGCTATACATTATCAAAAATACAAATGTTTCACTAAATTAAGGGTTAATACACACCCACAATCTGAATATATGAAGTGATTCAAGAGGGAGATTTGAAGAATATGGCATGGTATGGTGAGACCTTCTGATGGTGAATGAATCACTGGAGATATGTACTTTTATTTAAATTACTTCCCAATTATTCAAACTAAGATTATTAAGAAGGGTAAGGCTAGATATGGGGAAAGAACTGTAGATCTTCCCGAAGTTTGGGAGGGGGTTTATTGGAGATTTCATTATTGGGAACAAGCTAAAAAGGGAGGTCTTTATAATGATTTTGAAGGTAATCAACATGCTGTTGAGATTGCAAGGCGTGGAGCTAGCAAAAGCTATAGTGTTGGCTCTAAGATAGTTAAGAACTTTGTTTTAGGGATAGATGAACATACTAACACTAAAGTAAAGTCTTTAATAGCAGCTTATAATAAAGAATATCTCGTTAAAGATGGTACTCTTAATAAAGTAATTGATGGTATAAATTTCTTAGCAAATAATACACAATTTCCATCTAGAAAAATTAAAAACTCTCTATCTGAAATGCAGTGGATAGCAGGGTGAATTGATGAAGATAACCTCCCCAAAGGTTCTGAAAACGAGATGCTTGGAATCTCTATATCTGATGATCCAGATAAAATTCGTGGAAAACGATCAAACTATGTCTTTTTTGAAGAATATGCAGTTTTTCCTAAGTTCCTGGATACCTGGCAAGTAGCCCTCCCTAACGTGCAAGAAGGTAGCATTGCCTTTGGGCAGAATATAGGTATTGCAACTGGGGGATCAGAGGGTAGTGATTTCATGGGGGCTTTAGAAATGATTCAATACCCAAGAGGATATAATGTTTATGCTCTACCTAATGTTTATGATAAAAATTCTTCTGGAAAGAGAGACACCCTATTTTTCTTTCCAGGATATATAAATGTTAAAGGTTTTTATAATAAAGATGGTGTGAGTGATGTTGTAGGAGCTATGATTGAAGAACTTAAATTTAGGTATAACTTAAAATATAATTCTTCAGATCCTATACAATTGTCCAGACGTAAGGCTGAGACTGCTTTTACAATACAAGATGCTATCATGAAAACTGATAGTACTATATATCCTGTTGCTGATTTGAATGATCAAATCAATTGGTTAGATAATAATCCCGCTGAAACTCAAAAATTATATGTTGGTAAATTAGTATTAAGAGATGGGGAGGTTGAATGGAAACCTGATCCTGAAGCTCAACCTATTAACCATTTCCCACATAAGGATAACAAGTTAAGGGGGGCTGTTGTTATTAAGGAGCACCCTATCAAAGGATCTGATGGTAAAGTTCCATGAGGTAGATATATTTCAGGAGCAGACACTATAGATACAGATGGTGCGGAGACTCTTTCTTTATTTTCATGTTATGTTCTAGACTTGTGGACTGATGAAATAGTTGCTGAATATACTGGGAGAGAAGAGTTGACAGATGATTCTTTTGAGATTTATAGATTACTTTTAATGTACTATAATGCTGAAGGTAATTACGAGAATAATAAAAAGGGGTTGTTTTCACACTTCTCTAAATTTAATTCACTGCACTTACTTGCTGATACTCTAGAATTCTTACGTGAGAAAGACCCGCAAAGACAACGTATTGGTAATGCTACTAAAGGAACTCCAAGTTCTGTACCTATTAAAAATATGGGTAGGAGAATGATTAGGGATTTCTTGCTCAAACCTTATGATGATATTAAGATAGAGGTAGTAGATGGGGTAGAGACTGAGGTTAAAACCACTGAAAGATCTTTAAAGAAAATTAGATTTAGGGCGTTACTTCAAGAGTTGGCTACTTATAATACGGATGGTAACTTTGATAGGCATGATGCTTTATTAATGTTAATGCTTATTAGGGAGGATAAACTTAGATTACTTGGAGATGACTCTTGGGAGAATAGGTATGAGAGAGATAAAGACTACCTTGGTGATGATCCATTTTTTAACTCTAATTATGAGGGAAAGGATGATAATAAACAATTTTTAGAAACTATGAAGAGGTTAGGAATATCAGTTTAGTTATAAAATTGAGGAAAATATATTATGAATATCATAATACTATTGCACAATTTAAATTAAATTTTTAACTTTGCCTGATAAAATACTTTTATAAATATGAATAACTTTAATGGCTTACCCCCTGGTAAAATATCTTGGAAGAAAAAGAACCAGGAGTGGCGACAAAAACATGTAGATTGGGCTGAGAATTATATATGAAGTTATGATTCAAGGGTACGTAAACCATTGAAGAATAAAATAATTAATTCTAATTTGGTAAGTGGTATCTTGGATTTAGAAGATCTCAGGATGCTAATAAATCCTTATAACCAGAATTCCTCTGCCATACCTGATAATATACAACATTATCCTATACTTAATTCTAAACTGAATGTTCTTGCGGGAGAAGAAGCTAAACGTAGGTTTGATTTCAAGTTAGTAGTTACCAACCCAGATGCTATTTCTGAGATTGAAACTAATCGTAAGAACAATTGGATGAAGGATCTTTCTATGTGGGCTACAGAAAACTCTCAAAATGAGGAAGAAGCTATTAGAGACCTAGAAAAGATTACTAAATACAATAAATATGAATGGCAGGATATAAGGGAAATACGTGGTAATGAAGTGTTAAATCATTACATAAAAGAGTTATCCCTACCACTCAAATTCAATAAAGGTTTCTACAATGCTACGTGGGCAGGAGAAGAAGCCTATCAATGTGATATTGTAGGTGGTGAACCTGTAGTAGAAGTGATCAATCCTAATAAAATGATAGTACTTAGATCGGGATATTCTAATAAAATAGAAGATGCTGATATGATAGTATTATGAGATTACTGGTCTCCAGGAAAGATTATAGATACTTATTATGATGTATTAACAGATAAGGATATTGAGTATATTGATAAATTACCCTTTACTGCTTCTACAGATGATATGGATAATTATGATCCAACTTCTGAATTTGTGTTTGTAGACCCGAAAGGATCTGAATACGGTGAAGGGGTCATGTTAGAAGGAGATCTTTTAGCCAATCAACTATTTAACAATAATATAGTTTTTGATAATGCTCATGTTGATAACTTTGGTAATATAAGGGTTATCAGAGTGTATTGAAAGTCTTTTAGAAAGATACTGAAAGTTAAATCATTTAACTACGAGACTGGTGAGGAAGAGTTTAATTTCTACCCAGAAGATTATGTAGTTAATGAACATATGGGAGAGGAAGCTACCCCCCTTTGAATCATGGAGGCCTGGGAAGGTACCAAGATAGGTGACAAGCACTATGTTAATATGAGACCTAGGGTAGTACAATACAATAGATTGAGCAATCCTTCAAGGTGTCACTTTGGTATAATTGGGAGCATCTATAATACTAATGATAATAGACCTTTCTCTTTAGTGGACATGGCTAAACCATATAACTACTTGTATGATGTTATACATGATAGATTAAATAAGAATCTTGCTGCTAATTGGGGAAAAATCATGAAACTAGATTTAGCCATGGTTCCAAGAGGTTGGGAGATTGATAAATGGATGTATTATGCTAAAGCCAATCATATTGCCGTAGTAGATAGTTTTAAAGAAGGTAATAAAGGGGTAGCTACTGGTAAATTAGCAGGGATGTTAAATAACCAGTCTTCAGGAGTGATAGATGCTGATCAAGGTAATGCTATACAGAATGATATTAACCTTCTTCAATTCATTAAGATGGAGATGGGGGAAGTAATGGGTATTACTCCTCAAAGAGAAGGTCAAGTATCTAATAGAGAAACTGTTGGAGGTATAGAAAGATCAGTATTACAATCTAGTCATATCACTGAATGATTATTTACCATACATGATGATGTAAAGAAAAGAGTCTTAGAATGTTTGTTAGAAACTACTAAAGCAGCTTTCAAAGGTAAAATGATTAAGTTTCAATCTATATTAAGTGATGGTTCTTCCAGGTTAACTGAAATAGATGGAGATGAATTTGCTGAATGTGATTATGGATTGATAGTAGATAATTCTAATAATACAGAGCTTTTTATCCAGAAAATGGAGGCTTATGCACAAGCATTAATTCAGAATCAGATGATCTCTACTTCTACCCTATTGAAACTTTGGAATGGTTCATCTATTGCAGATATTTCAAGAAGTGTTGAAGAGGATGAGAGGCAAGCTAAGGAAATGATGGCTCAACAAAATGAAATTCAACAACAGCAATTCCAACAAAAGATGGAAGCAGAAGCTGCTATAGAAGCTGAGAAGCTTAGAATACAAGAGGATAATAATATTAGAGATAATGAAACTAAAATCTTGTTAGAGCAAATCAGGTCTTTTGCTAACCAAGAAGCAGAAGAGCAAGGGTTTGAATATGATCCTCAAAAGAAAGCAGAGTTAGAAGAGAAGATAAGACAATATAATGCTAATTTAGCTTTAGAAAGGGAGAAACTAAGGGAGGAAAAGAAGCAAAATAGTATTCAAAATAATCTTAAACAACAAGAGATTAATATAAAGAAAACTAAATCAAACACTACAAAAACAAAATAATATGACAATAAATGGTACTTTAGTCATATCTAAAACACCTCCCCTAACTGCTAAAGAGGGAGTTGTTTGGATAGATACTTCAACACAGATTCCCAGAATAAAATACTTCTCTGGAGGTGGATATATTCCTTTGAATGATATTCAAGAACTACCCACAATTCCAGAAACTCCTACTTGAGATTCTTTAAAGGGTAAACCTGAAGTAATTGCTGCAGGAGCAACCCAAGCAGAAGCACGAACAGCAATTGGGGCAGGTACAGGTAACTCTAATTTAGTAATAGGGACAACAGCTTCTACAGCAGCAGCAGGAAATCACAATCATGCTGTAACAGCACATTCTGAAAGTGGACTAGCTGCCGCTATTAATATACAAGATTTAGCCCAAGCTTTATCAGCAAGAATAAAAGCTTTAGAAGATGTCTCGATGACGATTGATGAATATGGAAATTTGATAGTAACAATATATAATTAAAAATTGATGTTATGGTTACTCATCAGTAATAATATAATAAATTAATAAATAGTTATGCTAGAATCATTACTATTAGCCACGTTACCTGCCATAGCCACTCTTATAGTAACTAACATATATAATAGGAGTAGACATAAAGCAGAGATAGAGAAGATTATACAAGAAAAGAAAAATAGTGAATCTGATAATTTTAGAATTATTTTTGAAACGTATAATAGTACTTTAATGCAGTATAAAACAGAATTAGAAGATGTTAATAAAAGGTTCTCTAATTATATAAAAGAAGCAAACAAACGAGACCAAGCTAATAGGGAAAGAATTGCTAAACTAGAAAAAGATAATGCAGAAATGAAACAACAATTAGAGAAACTACTAGCATCTAGTAAAGAGTCTTAAACACTTTTAGCATGCAAAAATATATAATAGGAGG